AGTAAAAGTATATATTAACAAGTAATAATAATTATAGTAATAACAATTAAAATTAAATCAAATGGCAGAAAAAGTAAACAAAATTGAAGAACAAGAACTAAGTAAAGTTAAAGAACAGACTGGTAAAATACAACAATGTATTTTAGACTTAGGTTCGTTAGAGGTTAAAAAAACTGAGATCATGCAAGCTTACGCTGAGTTTTTAAAAGAGTTAGATGTAACTAAAAAAGAACTAGAAGAAAAGTATGGTCAAGTTAATATTAATTTAACCGATGGTTCTTACGAAGAAGTAAAAGAAGAAGAGAAGACTGAGGAGAAATAAAAATGGACTCAGTTATAAGAAAGATAAGTATAGGATCAGACTATAAAAATGAAGCTATGCATTATTCTGTAGGTCAATCTGTATACGGTGGTCACCATATACATAGTATTGAATTCAATAGCATGGATAATTCTTATAATATTTTTATTAAAAAACAAGATGAAGTTATGCCATGGAAGAAGTTTAATTCTAACATGGCTATATCTGTAGAATACGATTTAGAATATTAATGAAAAGCATATATAATTTTATTATAAAACCTAAAGATGGTAGATATAATAATAAGATTAAAGTAGACGATAAAGAACTTATTGTTAATGCTAACATAGAAGATCATAAATTAGTAAGTAGACACGCCGTTGTTACGTCCGTGCCTATTGCTTTTTGTACTGACATAAAAATAGGTGATGAAATTATAGTACATCATAATATATTTAGAAGATGGTATGATATAAGAGGCAACGAAAGAAATAGTGGTCAATATTTTAAAGAAAATTTATATTTTTGTAAACCTAATCAAATATACTTGCGTAAAAAAAATAATAAATGGATACCATTTATGGATAGATGTTTTGTAATGCCTATAAAAGATGATAATTCTCTAACAACAGATATTGAAAAAAAATGTGTTGGAATATTAAAAATAGGTAATANTGCGTTAGAGGCATCTAATATTAACCCAGGAGACTTAATAGGTTATAAACCAGGTCGTGAATGGGAGTTTATCATAGATGGTAAACGAATTTATTGTATGAAATCAAATGATATTGTTATAAAGTATGACTACAAAGGAAACGAAGAAGAATATAATCCAAGCTGGGCGCGTAGCAGTTAAAGAATTAATTAAAGTTGCTAAAGAGCCAATTATAGATTTTGGACCTGATATTTCCGCGGATAGATTAAAAAACGCAGCTGCAACAAAAAAATTAGCTATATTTGATGCTTTTGAGATATTGAATAGGATTGAAGAAGAACAGAATATGTTAGAAGACAAACCTAAAGAAGAAGTTAAAAAAGAAAAAACCTTTAGAGGTTTTGCAGAAGGAAGGTCTAAGTAATGTACGAGCAAGTTTTATACAAGGTAATTGATCATATAAAACCCAAAATTATAAATCGATTAAATCGTTATAATAAATGGGAGTATGGATATAATAAAGAACANGATGTAGTTGTAATTTCAAAAACAGGTCAAATAGGTGAGATATATGAAATACAAAATCTTAAAATAGCTCTACCTAAAGAAAAAAATGTTCATAAATTTAAAGATGATAGATGGTGTAAAACAGAATACCCTAAAGCTTTAAGTAGAATTAAAACTGTTTTTGATTGGAAAGAATATCCTGAAGATTTTAAAGAAAAATGGTTTGAATATATTGATGAAGAATTTAAAAGACGTGAAGAAGGTTTTTGGTTTTATAATAAAGGTAAAGCTACTTATCTTACTGGCACTCATTATATGTACTTGCAGTGGAGTAAGATTGACGTTGGGGCACCAGACTTTAGAGAAGCCAATAGATTATTCTTCTTATTCTGGGAAGCTTGCAAAGCAGATACAAGATGCTACGGAATGTGCTACCTCAAAAACCGTCGTTCTGGATTCTCTTTCATGGCATCCGGAGAAGTTGTAAACTTAGCAACAATATCAAGTGATTCACGTTATGGTATATTATCTAAAACTGGTCCTGATGCTAAAAAAATGTTTACCGATAAAGTAGTACCTATATCAGTTAATTATCCTTTCTTTTTTAAACCGATTCAAGATGGTATGGATCGACCTAAAACAGAGCTTGCTTATAGAGTACCTGCTAGTAAGTTTACAAGAAGAAGTATAGAGGCTGGTAGCGAAGCAATAGATTTACAGGGATTAGATACAACTATTGACTGGAAAAATACAGGTGATAACAGTTATGATGGTGAAAAATTAAAACTATTAGTTCACGATGAATCTGGTAAATGGGAAAAACCTAACAACATATTAAATAACTGGAGGGTTACTAAAACCACTTTAAGATTAGGTAGTAAAATTATTGGAAAGTGCATGATGGGATCAACATCTAATGCTCTTGATAAAGGTGGTAGAAACTTTAAAAAATTATACGATGATTCCGATGTTACAAAAAGAAACCGCAATGGACAGACTAGCTCAGGATTATATAGTTTGTTCATACCTATGGAATGGAATTACGAAGGATACATTGATTCTTATGGATTACCTGTATTCAACACACCAGAAAGTGAAATTACCGGACCACAAGGAGAATTTATTGATCTTGGGGTTATCGAATATTGGGAAAACGAAGTTGATGGATTAAAAAACGATCAAGACGCTTTAAATGAATTTTACAGACAATTCCCTAGAACTACAAAGCATGCTTTTAGAGATGAATCTAAGTCGTCTCTTTTTAATCTAACAAGAATATATCAACAAATAGATTTTAATGAAGATGCAAGTAACCACAAACTTATAACACAGGGTAATTTCATATGGCAGAATGGTATAAAAGATACTAGAGTAACTTTTGCACCAAATCCTCAAGGAAGATTTTTTATAACCTGGGTTCCTAATGCTAATCTACAAAATAGATATATTGAAAAAAATGGTATAAAATATCCAGGTAATGATCATCTAGGAGCTTTTGGATGTGATCCATATGATATATCAGGAACAGTAGATAAAAGAGGTTCTAATGGATCACTACATGGTTTAACCAAGTTTAGCATGGAAGATGCGCCATCAGATCATTTCTTTTTAGAATATATAGCTAGACCTCAAACAGCTGAAATATTTTTTGAAGATGTTTTAATGGCTTGTGTTTTTTATGGTATGCCAATATTAGCAGAAAATAATAAACCTAGACTTTTATATCATTTTAAACGTAGAGGATATAGAGGTTTTGCAATGAATAGACCTGATAAAGTTTACACTAAACTATCAGTTACAGAAAGAGAAATAGGTGGTATACCTAATTCTAGTGAAGATATTAAACAAGCTCACGCGGCAGCTATTGAATCTTATATAGAAAACGCAGTGGGTTTTGATGGTGAAAATTATGGAGATGTTTATTTCCAAAGAACATTAGAAGATTGGGCTTCTTTTGATATTAACAACAGAACAAGTCATGATGCTTCTATTAGTTCGGGACTTGCTATAATGGCTTGTAATAAAAATAGATATGCTCCTGTAAATAGAATAATAAGAAAACCTATTGACCTTGGTATAAAAAGATACAACAATAAAGGTTTAGTTTCAAAAATAATTAAGTAAATGAATACAAATTTAGCAAATCCAAACAGTGCTTTCCCTAGTCAAGTAGTACCTGATGCTGAGAAATCAACATTAGAGTATGGTAGAAAGGTGGCGCAAGCTATAGAAAGTGAATGGTGGAGACAAGGTGGTAATGGAACTAGATTTGCAAGCTCTTTCAATAGATTTCATACANTGAGATTATATGCAAGAGGAGAACAACCTGTACAAAAATATAAAGATGAACTAGCCATCAATGGTGATATGTCTTATCTCAACCTAGATTGGAAACCTGTTCCTGTTGTTTCAAAATTTGTAGATATAGTTGTTAATGGTATTTCTAATAAAGTTTTTGATATAAAGGCTTTTGCTCAAGATCCTGTGTCGTTAAAAAAGAGAACAGACTATGCTAACTCTATAATGCAAGATATGTTGGCTAAACCTTTTTTACAAGAACTACAAGGTAAATTAGGTATAAATGAATTTAACACAGGTGATCCAGCTGGACTACCTGAAAGTGAAGATGAGTTAGATATACACATGAGACTTAGTTATAAGTCTGCAGTTGAAATAGCTGAAGAAGAAGTAATTAATAATCAATTATCTAAAAATAGATTTGAAAACATAAGAAAAAGATTTAATTACGATTTAGTAACTTTGGGTATTGGAGCTGTTAAAACTAATTGGAACAAAGCAAATGGAGTAACTATTGATTATGTTGATCCTGCTAGATTAATATATTCTTATACAGAAGATCCTAATTTTGAAGACATATATTATGTTGGTGAAATAAAATCTTTAACTATTGCAGAAATAGCTAAACAGTTTCCAGATTTAACAGAAGTAGATTTAGAAAGAATATCAAAAGCTAAAACAAATAGAGATCCAGTTTATGGGTGGACAACATATGATCCTGATACAATACAGGTTATGTACTTTGAGTATAAAACTTATAATACACAGGTATTTAAAATAAAACAAGGTGAACACGGTTTAGAAAAATCACTTGTTAAAACAGATCAATTTAATCCACCTCAAGCAGATACTTTTAAAAAGGTTTCTAGAAAAATAGAGGTNTTATATAAAGGAGCTAAAATACTAGGTAACAATGAAATGGTAGAGTGGAAGTTAGCAGAAAACATGACTCGACCTTTTTCAGATACTACTAAAGTAGAAATGAGTTATGCTATATGTGCACCTAGAATGTATCAAGGAAAAATAAACTCTATAGTTAGTAAGATAACAGGGTTTGCTGATATGATACAGTTAACTCATTTAAAACTACAACAAGTTATAGCTAGAATGGTACCAGATGGTGTTTTCTTAGATATGGACGGNCTTGCTGAAGTTGATCTTGGTAATGGTACAAACTATAATCCAGCTGAAGCATTAAACATGTATTTCCAAACAGGTAGTATAGTTGGTAGATCATTAACTCAAGAAGGAGAACTTAATAGAGGTAAAGTTCCTATACAAGAATTACAATCAGGTGGTGGTAATGCTAAGATAGCTAGTTTAATACAAACGTATCAATATTATTTACAAATGATAAGAGACGTGACCGGATTAAATGAAGCAAGAGANGGTAGTATGCCAGATAAAGACGCGTTAGTTGGTTTACAAAAAATGGCGGCTAATGCTTCTAACACAGCTACAAAACATATATTACAGTCTAGTTTATGGTTAACATTGAGAACTTGTGAAAATATATCACTAAAAATTGCAGATTCTTTAAATTANCCATTAACATTAGAGTCTTTAAAAAGCTCTATATCTACTTATAATGTAGGTACATTATCTGAAATACAAAATTTAAATCTTCATGATTTTGGTATTTATTTAGAATTAGAACCAGAGGAAGAAGATAAAGCTATGTTAGAACAAAACATACAAATGGCTTTACAACAAGGTGGTATTGATTTAGAAGATGCTATAGACATACGTCAAATCAAAAACCTTAAACTAGCTAATGATGTTTTAAAACAAAAACGTAGAAAAAGACAAGAGCAAGAACAACAAGCTCAACAAGCTAATATTCAAGCGCAAGCACAAGCTCA